CTAAAACAACAGCTGATAATGCTATATGTCTAAATGCTACTGGCAGTTCAGCAACGGTTAGCACAGATAAAACTTTTGGATTATACATGTCAGATGCTACAACGCCTGATTTTACAGTAAGTGGAATAAATGGTATGACACCACCTAGTTTTAGTTCAAACCCATCAAGTCCTAGTGCTGGTAATGTTATATATAACACTACAGACAACAAACTTAAATTTTACAACGGAACTGATTGGACAGATGCCGGTGGTGGTAGTGGAAGTTCTCTATGGGTAGAAGACGCTGGAAATCCAGGTAATATATCTCCTTCTGGTGGAAACAATGTAGATGTTGGTATAGGAACAACACCTGTTAACGGTCAAAGATTAATTGTTCGAGGTAGTGGAACAGCAACAACAACAGCTTTTAAAATTGAAGATAGTGCTGGAAATCAAAAACTAGTAGTACAGGATAATGGTAATGTTACTCTTTCTGGACCTGCAGGTTATGGAGGCACGTCAATAAAAACTTACGGTAATTCTGGAGTTGCTGGAACCACATTTGGTAATTCTAGCAACCAGAGTTTTGTGGTTGGTTTGTCAGGATTAGGTACTACAGGATCTCGTTTTACAATTGGAGCAGTCCCAACAATTAATACAGCTCAATTCAACTTGTTCACTACCAGTAACGGTACTGGCGATGCTGTACAGTGGAAAAACTCTAGCTCAGAACTTTTACTAGACATGAAAGAAAATGGTAGAACATCTTTTCATGGTCAAGTAAGTGTAGGTCTTAAGTCGTCAGCTACTATAGATGGAATAGATTGGGATAATGGAAATATACAAGAAGTTACATTAGCTTCTAGTGACACTGATTTTGATCCTACAACCTACAGCAGGTGATGGAACTATAAATTGGGAAGGTACATCAGCAACGGTTAATTGGCCTGGCGGTACTGCTCCAACGCTAACAGCTACCAATGCAGCTGTTGATATAATAACTTTAGTATGCACTGCTGCTAATACTTATTATGGAACCTCTGCTTTAAACTTCTCATAATGATAGTACAACCTTTTAGTTTTTTATCAGGATCAGCAGGTGGAGATTTTTGTGGGGGAAATCAAGGTTTATCAGTTACAACCTCATCTGGATCTTCAAACGTCACATATTCACCTATATATGGTCTTTATGACTTTGGTCTTACTTATTACATATTAACTCAGTCACAAATGGGTAGTGGTCAAAAACTATTAAGATCTATAGCTTGGCATTTAAAAAGTTTTGGAAGTAATTATACAAATCTGTTATTAAGCTAGCACATATTCAAGAAAGCTCCGTAGACACTTCTATCGGTATAGACGATATATATACAAGTTATAATGTATCTAATCTAACCACTGTTTATTCAGGTAGTATAAACTACGCTAATGATAGCACCGCATATGCTGAGGTTGTAGATTTTGATACTAACTTTTGTTACAATGGATCTGATAACTTAATGGTTGTTATAGAAAACAGAAATGGAAATTACCTCTCGGGATATGGTTATACTGAAGGTACTACACTTAGTGGTGGTGGTACTATAGCCTATTATGAAGACAATCTTTTTCCTGGAGGTGGAAATCCAGTAATACAAAACAATAGTGATTCAGGTAGGACTCCAAATACTAAATTTGAATATTAATAAATAAAAAATGGTAAACACAAAAAAATTAGTTGATGACCTTTCTGTATATGGAGAGATAATAACTATAGGTTATAATGGACATTCAGGTTTTAGTTATATCGTAATAATGCACGATGTAACCACTACTATAGATGTTTTAAACGCAATAACAACCGTTGAACTTGAAAATGATTTTCCACATGTAGCTTCTGACTATCTGCAAGGTGGAGTTTATAAATTAGAAAGAACTCAACAACAATAATAATAAAGAAAAACAAAAAAATGGCTTTAAAAATAACAGCAAGCGGAGACGCTAAATTAGTAGTAAGTGGAACTGCTACTGAACTATCTGAGATCTACTCTAGACTAGAGTTTGGATTACCGATTCAACACTAATTATAATGTAGATATAGTAGCTCCAGCTGAACAATCGTTAATGACTGGTCATGAAGGAGTTAAATCTCAACTAGAAGCTTTAGGTTATACTGTAGAAATAGTAGATTTAGTTTAATTCAAGTGATATTATTATTAACAACAATTATAAATATAATTTAATTAAATAAAATGGAAAATAAAATCAAAGAAGAAGAGTTAAAAACTATTAAAGAGCATCAAGACAAAGTAGCTAAAATTTTAGGTGAATTAGGTTTTTTAGAAACTCAAAAACACGCATTGCTTCATGAGATAGCAGATCTAAATGAAAAAACTAATGAGTTTAAAAATGAATTAGAAAAATCATACGGTCAAATTGAAATAAACTTAGAAGATGGCTCTTATTCTAAAATTGAGAAAAAAGAAGTTTTAGAAAATGCTTAATATAATAAGAAAAATAAGTATTGGTTCTGACTATAAGAATGATGCTATGCATTATTCTTTAGGTCAAGAAGTTTATGGCGGTCACGTTATATGTGATATATTAAACAATGAAAATAGTGGCGAGTACTCTATATTCATAAAAAAAGGTGATGAAATATTACCTTGGAAAAAATTTAATAATAACATGGCTATCGCTGTTGAATTTGACTTAAAGTATTAATGAACAGTATTTATGATTTTATTGTAAAGCCTATTGGTGAAAGATACAGTAATAAAAAAGCAGTAGGTGAAATTGACTTACTGCTTAATACAAATATTGAAACACATTTATGTGTTAACAAAAAAGCAATAGTTGTATCTACACCACTAGCATACAATACACCTATTAAAAAAAATGATATAGTGTTCGTACATCATAATGTTTTTAGAAGATTTTACGATGCTAAAGGTAAAGAAAAAAATAGCAGATCTTATTTTAAAGATGATATGTTTTTTTGTTCACCTACACAATTATATATGTATAATAAAAAATCTCATTTAAATTATTGTTTCGTTATGCCAGTTGTTAATAAGGATGAATATAGCTCATCCAAAGAACATCTTCAGCTTGGTATATTAAAATATGGAAACGATCAATTAGAAAGCAAGAATATAAGGGTTGGTGATTTAGTTACTTTTACTCCTGATTCTGAATTTGAATTTGTAATTGACAAGGAGAGATTATATTGTATGAAATCTAATAATATAGCTATAATTCATGAACACAAAGGAAACGAAAAAGAATATAATCCAAGCTGGGCAAGTAGCAGTTAAAGAGTTAATAAAGGTAGCTCAGGAACCTATCGTAGATACAGAAGAAGATGTGTCTGCCGACCGATTGAAGAATGCTGCTGCAACTAAAAAACTTGCTATATTCGACGCTTTTGAAATACTTAATAGAATAGAAGAGGAAGAAGAGATGTTAAATGGCAAATCTAAAGATATTAAAAAAGAAGAAAGAGTCTTTAAATTTGCAGAGGGTAGAAGCAAATGAGTTACGAGCAAACACTTTGGAAAGAAGTAAAAAATATTGTAAATCCTAAAATACTATCTAAAAATAATAGATATAAAAAATGGGAGTATGGTTATAACCCTGATTATGACTTTATTGTAATTAGTAAAACTGGACAAATTGGACAGATCATTGAAATCCAAAATCTCCGTATTGCATTACCAGCGGAGTATAAATGCTTTAAACGAAGCGAAAGCAAAAAGGAACAGTATTGGGAACAGCAAGAATACCCAAAAGCTTTAAGTAGAATTAAAAGTAGATTTGACTGGGATGAATATCCTTCAGATTTTAAAGAAGAATGGTACGATTATATAGATGAAGAATTTCAACGTAGATCAGACGGTTACTGGTTTTATAATAACGGTATGCCTACTTACATCACTGGTACTCATTACATGTATTTGCAGTGGTCAAAAATCGATGTCGGAGCTCCAGATTATAGAGAAGCAAACAGACTCTTCTTCATATTTTGGGAAGCATGCAAAGCAGATGATAGATGTTATGGGATGTGCTATCTTAAAAACAGACGGTCTGGATTTTCTTTTATGTCCTCAGCAGAGCTCGTTAACCAAGCCACAATATCTAGTGATGCCAGATTCGGCATCC